GCATCCAAGGACTATGCAGAGGAATCCCGTGCCGCCGCTGACGAGGCCCTTGCCGCCGCAGAAGCCGCCAAGGGTTCCGCTCAGACTGCCGGTGATATGGCCAGCAGGGCAGAAGCAGCCGCCGCACAGAGCGTTGCTAACATTGATGCCGCAGTAGCGGCGGTCAATGAGGCCAGGGACAATGCGATCCAGACCATCAACGATAAGTGCGCCGATGTCATCCTGGCATCGGAAACGGCCATTGCACAGGCAGAAGCCGCTAAGCAGTCCGCATTTACCTCTGAAAAGAGCGCACAGGAAGCTGCTGAATCCAAGGAAGCCGCTGCCCTTCACGCCGAGGCAGCAAAACAGGTAGCCGAGAAGAACGGCTACTTTTACTTTGAGATCGTTGACGGGCGATTGATCGAGACTCGCACGGACAATGTATCGGAGGACATCAACTTTTCCATTTCCGATGAAGGGAGGCTAATCGCCGAGTATGCCGAATAAAATCGATCTTGGCTCCGTAACCTCGTATGCAATGGCAAAGGATGCCGGTTTCGCCGGCACTGAGGCCGAGTGGGCCGCCGCTCTGGTAGCGGCAGGCGGCAACTATCTGGATCTGCTGACCCGGATTGACCAGCTCAACGAGGCATTAGGCCAGAACACCAAGACCATCGCTGAACATGGTTCTTCCATCAAGGCAAACAGCGAAGCCATTGCCAAGCGGTACGCCACCGAGAAGGTCGGCGCACTGCCTGAAACCGGCGCAGATAAGACGCTCTACCTGGTTCCGGCTGTTGATGGAACCATGCTGCTGATTTATCTGTGGCAGGACAATTCCTGGGTACAGGTCGGTGGCGCAGGCACTGGCGACGGCACGATTGACGAGGAAGCTCTTTCCGCTGCCCTCGAAAACTACTACGACAAAGACGGGGTAGATGCGCTGCTTGCATCGGTGAAGAAGGAATTCTACAGCAAGGAGGATGTCGATGGCCTCCTGGAGACGGTTCCTTCTGCCGGTGATGTTGAAAAGAACACCACCGACATCGCCGATCTGAAGGAACAGCTCGCCCAGGTGGGTGTCAGCATCCAGTCCATCGTGGGCGAGGATGGTGTCACCCGGCAGTATCTCGTCGATGTCAATGGCGAACCCCTGGGCGATGCCATCGTATCCACCGGCGGCGGTGGTGGCTCCACTTCCAACACCTCCATCACCGTCACCCCTGCCCCCGGCAACCCCACCAGTATCGAGCTGGGTAAGCCCTGCCCCTTCGCTTTCTGGTGGACTTCCGTTTACAGCGACGGCGGCTCCACTGGCAACGCCACGATTGAGTTCTCTGTCAAATCCGGCACCGTCACCACCCGTTGCGCTTCCCGGACGCTGGCCCAGGCTCCCACCGACGGTGATCCCATCACCTTCGACTTCGGCCAGTGGCTCCGCTCCGGCAACAACACTCTGATTATCAAGATCACCGATAGCGAGGGAACCACCACCACTCGCAGAGCCACTGTGACTGCGCAGGTGCTTACCCTCGAAATTGACTACGACTGGACTACCGTTAACCCCGGCGATGCTTCCATCCGCTGGCGTGTTGGCGGTAGTTCTGGCGTTACCCTCAATGCAACGCTTGCCAATGCGCCTCTCGCCACGGTAAGTAACCCCACCGTGGGCCGCTGGCAGACCCTCGCCGTTCCCCACCAGGCCCACGGTACCTACCGTCTGAGAATGTGGACTGCGCTGGAAATGGATGACGGTTCCACCATCACCAGCTCCATCACCGGCTTCGATGTTCTGTTCTCCGACGAGGGCAACTACAAGGTGCTGATTGCATCTGACTTCTCCACCGAGGAGCCGCTTCAGCAGTACACCGCCGAGAACATCAGCTACTTTGTGTTCGATCCGCAGTCTGAATCCACGGATGTCACCCGTCTGGTCGATGCCGAGGTGTATGCCGAGGATACCGCCGTTGAGCGCACCAAGCAGGACTGGATGTGGAAGCCCACCGAGAGCGGCCAGCACACCGTCGGCATCCGTGCCGGTCTGGGCGACTACCAGACCACCAGAAACTTCGTGGTCATGGTCAACGGTGTGGACATTCCCGATTCCGTCCGGGAGGTCGGCACCTATGCCATGAAGTTCAACCCGGCAGGCCATCAGAACAACGACGCTGATCCCCTGGCCCGGATCTGCGTTGACAGTGACGGCAATGAGATTGCCTGCTCCGTCAACGCAGGCTTCGACTGGGTCAACGGCGGCATCCAGTACGACGAGCTGGGCAACCCCTACTTCTGCATCATGTCCGGCGACCGGCTGACCATCGACTACGCACCCTTCGCCACCGACTGCAAGCCCACCGGCCGCCATATCAAGGTCTGCTTCAACACCACCGAGGTAGCCAACCGGTCTACCCCCTGGCTGTCCTGCGTGGATGCAGCCGCTGCCGGAAACGCCGTCGGCCTTGTGATGACCCCCACCTCTGCCACCATCAGCTCCGAGCAGAATCAGAAGCTCACCACCCGGTATATGTATGACCGGGACAAATACTTCGAACTGCCCGAAATTGAAATGGATATCAATATCCAGAAGTCCTCGCAGAAGCGACTTATCCAGTATTGGATGGGCGGCTGCCCTGCGCAGGTCATCCAGTACACCTCTGATGATGGCTTCGCCCAGAATGAGGCATCCAAGCTGGTCATCGGCTCCGACGAGTGCGAAGTCCACCTGTATCTGCTGAAAATTGCAGAGAACAGTTGGGAGGACGAGGAGATCACCGATGACTGGATTATGAATGCCCCCAGCGGTGAGGAAATGGTCAACCGCTATAAGCGGAACGACATCTACGCCACCGACGGCTCCCTGGACTTTGACAAGCTGCCCGAAGAACTGGTCAAAGTCGTTATCCACGCCGACCAGTGGACTATCGGAAAGGACAAGGCCAACTACATCACCGGCACCGTCGATTTCTACATCGACGGCAGGCACGGCACCGCCAAGTGCCGTTTCAGAGGCCAGGGAACCTCCTCGATGGGTTACATCGACGGCGGCCTGAATGTGGACATCGACCTTCTCAGCGATATCACCTGGGATGATGGCACGACTACCACCGGCCTTACTCTGACTGTCAATTCCATCCCTGTCACCTACCTCAACTTCAAGCTCAACATTGCATCCAGCGAAAACTACAAGAATATGCTGTATGCCTCCGACTTCCAGGAGTTCAATCCTTACCTGCGGCCCGCTCGCATTGCGAACCCGAAAGTTCGTGATACTATGGAATTCCGCATGGCGGTTCTGTGCTTCCACAACACGAACACCGAGGCCGTCTGGGCTGGCAGCACGCAGTATGCCGCCGGTGCTACGGCCCTCTACGGCGTGGGCAACCTGGGCAACTCCAAGAAAAACACCGAGGCTATGGGCCAGGGTGTCACGGAGGAGTATAAGGATACTGAGTGCTGTATCGAGTGTGACGAGAACACCAGTGGCTACCATCTGATGCAGGATCCCGTTCCCGATGACGATGTTGTCACCTTCTACTCCAAGGGCATCGCATACGCTTTCCGCTACCCCGACGGCGACGAAACCGAGGCGATGAAGGCCAGCTTCCGGCGGCTTCAGCGGTGGGTGGTATCCACCTGTACGGAGCCGGAAAAGATCACCGGCGAACCTCTGGAGGAGATCTATGTTGTCACCAACGGCATTGTCTCCTACAAGCTCGATGCCAATGGCGTGGCCGTGACTGTCTACGACAGCCAGAGCCGCCCTCGCAAGGTGGTTGAAAACTGCCCCTACGACACCGAGCAGATCGAGGTCGATGGCGTGTTCTACACCGTCCTTCCCCTGGACGCTGATGGAAACGAAGTTACCGGCTACTCCCACGACACGGAGGCGTACCGCCTTGGCAAGTTCCTCCAGGAATTCGATGACTACTTCATTTTCGACAGCATCGCTTTCCACTATCACAACACCCACCAGTATACGATGGCTGATAACCGGGCCAAGAACACCTTCTATGGCACCGAGGACGGCATCCACTGGCATCTGGTATTCGCCTATGACGGCGACACCCAGATGGGCAACAACAACTCCGGCGACCTTACCCTGGACTACGGCCTTGAAGATATCGACATCCAGGGCGGCGGCTATGTATTCAACGGCGCACGGCACACCCTCTGGGTGAATATGCGCAAGCTGTATGACAGGACTTCCCCGTACTTCAATGCGGCATGGTATAACCGCATGAGGGAATCTTATCAGACTGCCGAGACTGCCGGTGCCTGGGATCCGCTGCGCCGCCTGAAGAAGATCAAGGCATGGGTGGCTATGGTTCCCGAAGCCCTGTGGCGTGACGATGCCCGGAAAAAGTACATGAACCCCCTGTACAACAGCGACAACGCCTCCTATCTGGCGAAGTGCAACGGCCCCCTGCTGGATACCACGGCGCAGTTCATCGTCGAGAATCAGCCCTACTTCGCCTCCATGTGGCAGACCGCCGCAAACCGGGAGCAGTTGGTCACTGTCCGTGGCTACACCCCGGCTGAGTATCCTGCTGGCTACACTCCTTCTTCCGCTGTTACTCTGACCGCATTCTCCAAATGCTATCTGGCTGTGGACTATGACGGCGACCTGCAGCAGCCTGTCCGGCTGAATCCTGGTGAATCCGCTACCTTCGACCAGGGCAGCGTGAAGCTGAACGATACGCCTGTCTACATCCCCGGCGCACATCTTATCAGCTCCATGTCCTCTCTGGCTCGTATGTATCCCGGCTTCTGCGATTTCAATGATCTGGTCAACTGCCAGAGGATTGAGGTAGGCGAGGGCGGCGACTATGCCAACCCGAATCTGACCACGCTGGTTGTGGGCGGCTGTAAGAAAGTCCGGCATCTGGACATTCGGAACACTACTGCTCTGACCGGCACGCTGGATCTCGCTAACTCCCGTGAGCTGAGAACGATGTATGCACAGGGCAGCGGCATTTCCGGCGTTTCCTTCGCCCCTGGTGGCCGTCTGGAGGAATACTACGGCGGCAGCAAGGTTGCCTCTATCGTTGCCCGAAACCTGCGCAATGTTAAGACCTTTGGACTTGAAGGTTACGACAGCGTGGCACGTGTGAACATCGAGGATTCTCCGGCCATCGAGACGGATTCCATCATGGAGAACTCCCCCAATGTTGCAAGAGTGCGTCTGACCGGCATCGAGTGGAATCTGGATGGCACGGAGCTTCTGAACAGGATCTACAATTTGATCGGTCTGGATGCTTCCGGCAACGATCTCCCCAGATCCGTGCTGACCGGCCATGTCCACATTGGGCAGGCCCTCGAAAGCGAGCTGGCCCGGTACGCCGAGGCATGGCCCCTGCTTGCCATCGACTGCGACAACACCATCAAGGAGTTTACCGTCACCTACATGGACGATGACAAGACCACCGTCCTGCGGACGGAAACCTATGTTGATGGGGCTGAGTGGATCGATCCTGTGGCTTCTGGGGCGATGGGTGCGCCCAACAAGGCTCCCATTGACCGGACGGGCTTCAACTTCATCGGCTGGGCTGATGCTCCTTCCAATGTCACCTCCGACCTCGTTCTTTACGCCACCTACGAATCCTACGCCATCGTGATCGTATCGTGGTATCAGAATGATGGTGTGACACTGGTGCATCAGAAGTATGTCCCCAGCGGATGGAAGTATGTCGATCCCATCACCTCCGGCGAGATCGGCACCCCGACGATTGCCCCCACCGTTGAGTATGACTACACCTTCGACAAGTGGGATAGCACCCCCTCTACCGTCACCGAGGATATCAGTATCTTCGCCATCTACACCCGTACCATCAGAAAGTACACCGTGCGGTGGCACAACTATGGCGGTGCGACCCTATACGAGCTGACTACGACGGCCCACGGCAGCCTGGAATATCCCGGACAGCTCAACCTTACCAGACCTTCTTCGGGCAACACGAGCTACCTGTGGCTCGGAGAATGGGATCAGGACACCACGGACATTGTCTGCGACCTGGACTGCTATCCCGTGTTCCTGGAGTGTGTGCTTCCCGATCCTGTGGCCTATGTCCCCTCCGGCTGGTTCATTTACAGTGACAACCCGGAGGATAACATGGTCTACACCCGGAGCGAATTTGCAGCCATCATGTGTGCGGATGTCGCCACAATGAAAAACTACCTCTCCGTCGGCGACAAGATCAAACTTGCCCTCGACACCAAGGCTACCGCAGACACGGAACTGGTCTACCTGCTCCATGCATTCCAGCATCATCGCCTGTCCGACGGCTCCGGCGACTTCGCCGCTACCACCTGGTATCCCGTGGGCGTTTTGGCTTCCAACAGGGCCATGAACTCCAACAATACCAATGTCGGCGGCTGGGACGCCTCCCACATGAGGCTGTGGCTTAACGGGACGCTGTATCCCGAACTGCCGGTGTTCTGGCGGTGTCTGATTAAGCAGGTGCAGGTGCTGGCATCTAAGGGCAACACCAGTCCTGAGATCATTGCCTCTGATGACTACCTGTTCCTCATGTCTCAGGCCGAGGTTGGCTTCAATGTGGATGCCGCTCCCTACTGTGACGAGGTTGATCCCGAAGCTGAGAATCTTACCTTCGCTCTGTATACCGACAACAACAGCCGTATCAAAAAGAGTTATAACGGTACAGGTTCCGCTTCTAACTGGTGGCTGCGCTCGCCTGCGGCCGCCTCCTCCAATAACTTCAACGGTGTCA